GATCATCATCAGTAGGACGATAGAGCCGACAAGGAATAGTCTTCATGTCTTTATCGTCAGATACAATGACTGTCTTTAAGTCAGGCGTAGAACCTAAAATGCCCATGACATCATCAGCCTCTAAAGTCGCTTGCCGACAACTAGGCCAAGTCTCTTCACACCACTCAACCATCGCTTTGTAACCAACTGGCTTGCGTGTCTTTTTGCGACCACTCTTATAGGAGGTATCAACGGTCTTTCTGAAGTTCTCAGAGTCGCTTAAGCACATCAGTACACCATCAACGCCAGTACGCTCTTTGAAGCCTTCTATTTGCTTAGTGAATAACTCCTTTGCGACCTTAAGATCGGTACTCAATGACCAAATGTCATCACCCCAATCTGTTTCCTCTTCAGCCACTATTGAGGCTCTAAATAAGTAGAGGTCGGCATCTATTAGTAGCGTCTGCGAGTCACTCTCCTCCTGTGATTTCACCCAAGATTTCATCTAATGTCTCCTTGTAGTCTCTGCCTTCGGGCGTAATCGCCCACTTGTCGATGAATACGTCTTCATCAAACTGGTTACTTATGAATCCCAAAGTTGCACAGGTGGCAACGTACAGGGCTGATTTTCGAGAGAAGTTACTTTGCAGCTTAAAAGGTGAACGCCATGCTTTGTCTAGCACAACGTAAAAGCCGACAATGTGTTCCAACTGGTAACCTTCTTCAGTGTGTGTCTGCCCAAGTTGACCCGATGCTGTAGTCGGCTTCGATTGGGATTTTGAGAGAATATTTTTTGCCACTTTCTTTCGCCATTTGTCTAGCGATATTATTTCCGACATGCTCTGCTACCTCTTTATTTTTACAGGCGATTTGGACTTCATCATGGATAAAGCCGACGATGTAAGCCTCGACACCTTGAGAAGTTATTTCTTGATCAATCAGCTTTACCCACTGCTTGGCGATAACAGCGCCTGCATTTTGTAAAATCTGAGAGAGACAACGGTGGTCTGATCTGACAAAGAGTTTTCTGCCATCGATGCCTTTGATAAAGCCTCGCTGCTTGTAGGCACTAGCCAGTTCGCTTCTTAGACTTTTAAAGGCAGGAACATTCTTATCAAAGTCAGCTTTAAGTCGCTTGCCGTCTTTAGCACCACCACCAACGATTTTGCCGATGAGAGAGTCACCTCCACCAAAGATCATGGAGTACACAAATGTCTTAGCTTGATCGCGAGTCTCTAGCCCTGCCGCCTTTTGGTTAAACGTATGGATATCACTTTCTAGAATCTGCTTGGCGTACTCACCACCGTCATCTAGTAAATGCGCTAAACATCGCAACTCAATTCCAGATAGATCGGCTCCACACAACACCCAACCTTTAGGCACAGTGAATAACTCCCTGCACTCTTTACCGTAGACAGAGCGTGTACTTGGGACTTGTTGTAGATTTGGAGAACGGCAGGCGCACCTTCCGCTGACAGCACCTAGAGACACTAAGTTGTGCCTGATCTTACCGTCTGAATCCACAAGCTTCATCCAACCACCATTACCTTCAGCCAACATCGCGATACGCTTCTGTACTAAAAAGAATTCAGCAAGCGATTTAGCTTCTGGGTAAGGCAGATCAATAAGTACATTCTCATCGATCTTAGCGTCACCACTGGGGGTAAACACTTTAGGCTTCCACTTGTACTTGTCTATGAGACAACGAGCAATGTGCTTGCGAGAGTTCGGGTTGAAGTAGACTACTTTGACTTTATCTATCGTTTCGCCTTTGACGTAACCTCTAGCCTCATTGTTAACTTTGGGGGTGAACGGTGTGCGTATCTCCCAAGGTTCAAATAGAGTATCTAGTTGTCTTTGCAACTCAAGCCTCCTTTGAGACAGAGTGGCATACAGTTCAGCCGCCTTGGGTTCATCAAATGTCCAACCGTTGCTGCCAATACGAAAGCATATCTCAGCGAGGTCATGCTCTAGATCGATACTGCTTTGAGAGAAGTCTTTGTCTCGCTTTAAAACCTTAAGTAAATCAAAAGTGACTGCAACATCTTGCTCCATGTAGAGGAGCATATCTTCGTTAAATGTCGCCCAACCTCCGTCATAGTCACCCTTGAGGTTACCTAATCGTAAACCCCAAGCCTTTAACGAATGAGAACCCCACAGCCTTTTAGTAAAGCCGTCGGGGTGCGCGGCACAGGTTGCGTCGTCATTCATTAAGTCGGCTTTCATCAGCCGTGAGAGAACTAAAGTGTCAGTCACTTTGCCTTTAGGCTTCCATCCTGGATGTAGCTTTTGGATAGCAGGGATGTCAAAGCCTATGATGTTGTGACCTACGATTTCTTCTGCATCCTCTAGTACTTTGAGAGCCTCTTCGATCTGGTGAGGGCGGTAGCTTTTGACAGACTGGACACGCCTATCGCTTTGCTGACCGTCTTTAATAGCTATGCAGTGGATTGTCGTTAAGTCTTTGAGCAGCCCATTGGTTTCGATGTCAAAGATGGCCTGTTTCATAGAGACATCTCTACTTGATGTACGCTATTCCGTACTGTTTGCAAATTGCTGTCAGGGGTGAGTATTTGGAATAGACCTGTGTAGGCAGGAAATGTAGCGTGGAATAGTCGAGCATAGTACGGTGAGGCGTGGTCACTGATTTTGAAAGACCGTGGTGACTTTGCCTGTATGTTGGAATCCCATCGTATTTTATGGATGATGAATCTAGCTGAGTAGCTTGTCCTGCCTGCTTCTATCGCTTCAAAAGCATAGCGTTTAAACTCACGCCATACTTCTGGGTTTTTTTGGTGGTACTTAATGAACTTTTTTTCAAGACGAGTTTGCTCTGTTGAAGACATTATGTCTCTCCTTTAGTTTTCGACGTTTGTGTTGCTTTTTTTAGAATCTGGAGTCGGCTTCGATTAACCTTCCAGTAGTGCGGTTGTATTGCAGTGTGTCGGCTTGGCCTACTTCGCCAGTAAACCTATTCTTAAGTAACACTATTTCTCTAGTGTCATCGCTAGGGTCTTCTTCATTGACTTGTAAGCCGATACAGAAGTCTGCCAGTTGAGCCAATGCGTGGCTTCCACGGAGTTGCGATAGTTGAACCTTTGCGCCATTCTCATGGCCTTTATTACCTTCTGGCCGTCTTAGGTGGCTCACTAGGAACAGGCAGATGTCTAACTCCTGCACTAGCTTTCTTAAGGTGGTCATTATCTGATCAATCAAGCGCCTTTCGTCTGTCACTTGGCCTGTTAATCCTGATACCAGGATAGAGATATGGTCTAAGAAAATGTGCTTGCAGCCCATGCCTTTAACCATGTATTGGATACGGTTAACAATGGTGTCAACAGCAGTAGAGCCAAAGTGATCAAACAGGTACACAGGGTTACCACCCAGTAGGCTGTCATAGGCTTCTACGACTTCGGGTTCTCCTGCACAGTCTTCATCGATGGTGATGTTTTTCTCCATGTGGAGTCCGACTAAGCCTTGTAAGGTTCGCTTGTTAGTCTCTTCTAGCATCAACATCCCAACAGTCTGACCACTGGTGTGGAGTGAGTAGGCAACCTCCCGAATGAAAGTACTCTTGCCGACACCCGATCCTGCACAGATCGTCACAAGTCCAGTGCGTATACCACGAGTCATATCGTTAAGTTTTTTATAGGGGTAAGCAACGGTACTTGCAGAGTCAGATTTACCTATGATATCTCTAAAGTCATCACTAGAAACTATGCCATCTGGCCTCCAATCTTTGGCTCTCCAAATAGCATCTATGATGGCCTTACCTTCACCCTTCTGGAGGCACTCGTTGGCATCCTTATGCGGTAGCTTGGCAATCTTGACCTTACCTATTGGTAGGGCTTCAGCACACTCTATGGCACTAGCTTGGCCTACTTTATCTTGGTCGAACATCAGGATTATTTCTTCAAACTGCTCTAACCAATCCCAAGCGGCAATAAGTGCTTTCTTACCGCTAGTAGCGCCTTGACCAAGGCTCACGGTCGGCCATTTGTTACCTTGGATTTGTGAGACGCTCATGGCATCAATTTCGCCTTCGGTAATCACTAACTTACGACCACCATTCCAAAGGTGCTGCCCAAACAAAGTCATCTTCTTAGCATCACCTAAGATCGAGAAGTTCTTATCGGCATCTCTAATCTTCTGAGCCACCACTAATCCATCAGAGTTTCTATAGTTGGCTATTTGCTGTGGCCTATTGTTGTAGCTATCAGTGATCTGGTAATCAAACTTACGACAAGTCTCTTCAGTAATTCCTCTGACAGGAAGTGCAGAGTAGTAGCCATCAATCAATGCTGTTGGTCGCTTTGGTGTTTGTACTTGCAATGCTGCACCATCTTCGCCTCGCTGAGATGCTTGGCAACCAAAGCAGTAGGTGTGACCATCGGAATAGACAGCCGCATTATCTTTTGAGCCACAAGATTCACAGGGTATGTGGTGTAACTTCTCGCTCTCTTCTCGCTCTTTAGCCACCACGGTTAAACTCATCATCACATCCTCCTAATAGAAGTTCACCAAGTGGCTTTTGTTCATGTATTACAACGCGAGTTTTGCACTTGTAACACCAAGTGTGCTGCTTACCGCTGTCAGTTAAATACAGCGCCTTAGATTTAGTCCCATTGCACCTTTCACAGGGCGTGTTGATAATCCAGACACCCTTTTCAAATTGTTCCATTTGATTCCCCTAATAAATAAAAAAGGGGGCAACCTTTCGGCCACCCCCTTTGCTCTCCTTAACTAACCTATTCAGTTAGCCACTCTTCTGGAATCGTTTTATGCTCATACAGAAATCCGTGCTTGTCGCACCAATGTCCATACGTTGTTTTCGACCCTTTGTAGAGTTTGTTGTTGGCATTAGAAAATACGAACCTAATGTCAATTTCTGGGTGTTGCTCACGGATCAACTGGTGCTTCTTGCGGTCTTCTAAGTCAAAGATGCCTTTGGTTTCGACATAAAAAAAGCCACCTTTCTTAGGCAGCTTAAAGTCGGGGGTGTACTTAGCGTTTCGCATTGGCACTTCGTAGGCAATCTTGTCAGCTTCGTAAACTACTGTATGTCCTGCCGCAGTTATCTGCTTACCAATTTTGTCTTCTAGACCAGAACGGTAACCGTGCTTTTGGCCTCTCTCAGAATCGGTCAGCCGTTGCCGTTGATGCCATTGGTTCTTCTGCTGCCGCATCTTCAAAATCCTCAGTCGTTAGTTCCTTGGCGGTATAGCCACCATCCACGGCATCAAAACCTTCAGAATCACCACCGCCACCCACTGGGTTAATCACTTGGACTTTGGTTAACTGGAGTGAGATACCTTTGGAACCACTGACAGAGTAAGTTGTGATGTAGCCACCAACTTTCAGCGTCGAGCCACCCCAGAGTTTGGGGATTTGAGCGCCCTCTAGTACTTCACCAGTACTGTCGTAAATCTTAGGGGCATACTTACTTTTAACTTTCAACACGGTATTGCCTGTTTCTTCATCCTGCGTAAAAGGCATTTTGAATTTGACATTCTTACCGAACTCTTCGACACCAAGGTTGTTGCAGGCATCGATGAGGTCTTCACACGACTGCATTGATAGTGCAGTTTTGTAAACGCCCTCTGGGTTGAACTGCGTGTCAGGCATATTGAGGTGTGGGTAAACTGCCGTACCTGTTGGACTACTGAATTTAACTCTCTGAGCCATCTGGACTCTCCTTATTAATTGTGGTGGTGGGTTTAGTTGTTACTTCTTCGGTTTTAACGAAACACGCAAGACTGATGTTCAATCTTTCGGCTTCGTCAATTAGTGGTTCAGGAAATTGCTCACCTCTCGATGCGAGAAGTTTTGCAAGCCCAAGAACACGTTCTCTGGGGTGCATTATTTTATTGCCTATGGTTTTGGTGTTTATTTTTGGTGGGGTACGTTCTAAAGGTCACCATTATTATAGCGAATGGTTATTTTATAAATTTGACAAGAAGTTGCTCAAAGAGCATTATGCGATTTGTTGGTGGTGGGCTGTCTGAGAGCAGTCCTGGTAACGCAAGTTACCAATTTGGACACCCTAGACTCCCACCATCGGCTTCTACTACTGCTTAAGAAAAACAATAATCCGAATCCATTATCTCTTCGAGAGACAGATTTCCTTTAGTG